GGTACATCTTAGTAACAAGATCTTCGGTTAAGTTGAGTCCTTTATTAGATAAATCTAAAAGAATTGAAGGTAAACCCTTCAATGATTTTAAACCAACTAATAAGTTCTTTGCTCCTACGGGTGAAACTTCTCCTTCCTTCGTAATTAATCTCTTAGCAAATTCAAAAGAATGCTTAGATTTTAAAGACTTAGAAAGATTAATTTCAACTCCTAGGTACTTCTCCATTAAGGAAAGATATGATTTAGCAACCAAAGTGTTAGCTATAACTATATCATCTCCTAATAGTGCATAATCAGTGAAATTAGGGTATCCAACTCTAATTGCACTAATTCTCACTAATACATGGTGACTTAAGGCGAGCATAGCTCATGAACTTAAGGCTCCCATAGGTTGACCAACTGAGTATTTAAAAGGATTACCTTTTAAATATCATTCTCGGTCTGTCAAGAGTTTACCTCAATTCAGACTTTGATCAGTTCCAACTAAACAAGCTAAAACTTGTTGTTGAAACTTCAGTGGTAATCTATCGGTAGCAGCACTTAGATCGTAGGAATAAAGAGTTTGATCATTTATTGAATTATTTAATCATAATTCTTTTAAATGACGAACCGGTCTATCTTGATCAAAAGTCCCATCCATAGGAAGGGTCTTTAGAATAGAGAAAACTGATTCCGATAACGGTTTCATTACACTTTGAGTAATGGCATCCGTTATTGCAAACACTCTTACTTTACCGGCTGCCTCGTTCTTTTCACTTAATTTACCAAGTTTAAGATTTTCTTCACCATACAAACAAGTTGTATTTTGTAGAATCTCCATCTCTTGAGAAATTAATCTTCAAAATTCTTCTCCTCCTGGACTTCTCGATATATAATCTTGAAGTACAGGTAGAAGAGTAGAATTCTGTCAAGTCTTGATATCCTTTCAGATACCAAGAAGTGAAACAGAGCTGTTAGGGCCTGCAGTACCAAGGAAAGAAAGCTTTATTGGTTTTAGTCTAAAAGATTTTACATCAGTTAGCTCCGAAAGACCTTTCTTTACTTCGTAATAAGGAAGAGTTTCACTTAGCCCTGAAAAGGGATCTGTGATAGTACTCAACTTTATCTTACCGGGAATAGAAATAACCCGATAAACTGCAAAGATCGAAAGGACTGCCCTAATTGTAAGACTGTCCCTTTGTCTTATTAAAGACCTAAGAGGACCAGGAATTACAGTAGGTAATCCTCCCACAAGGGAAATCACGAATTTGGAAACGAATACGGGATTCCCACTTACAAAGGCTTGTACAATTCTTGTGGATTCTTTGCAATAGAGTACTACGAAAGTAGGACCACTATTGGATCAAAGATTCAAAAGTCTTGACATAAACCTCATGTAAGGAACACGTGGTAGTTGCAATGATCATATCAAGAGTCTCACTCAGTGAGGAAACATTATTTTAGTAATGAATCCTACGGATGAGATCTTGTTCGACAGCGATACTTGATTATTGTTCAGTTGTTTTAATTTTGTCATGGTTTATTTAAATTATTATTTATTTAATCTGACAGACTTAAAATACAGGACATAATCATGTATTGTCTGGGCTTGATCATCAAAGTCGATAAGGCTTTGATTTGCAAGTTCACAAGAATTAACTTGTAGATTGCACGATCAGGAGATAGTAGCCATAATCTAGATCATAAAGAAATCTAGACGACCGGTAACTTCTTCAATTCTTACACCCGGATTGTATGGGTCAATATACAATGAAAGCGTAAGCTTTAGAGATCACCG